CGCGTATCTGGGGCAGGTTGGCGTCCGCCCACGCCCGAAACTTGCCACTGCCTGGGAAGCCTTTGACGCCAGACAGATAGGCGAAACCATCGGCGTTCCCAGTAATGCTTGGACGCTTGATCCTGTCCATGGAAACCTTGAACGCCTTGCCCTTCGGGTAGCGGTCCTTTACGCCCTCTTCGATCCAATGAGCATGGAACCCCATGGTGCTTTTGTTGGTTCCGCTGCGGCGGTATCCGATGACACCTGTAGCGGTACGTGCCTTCCGTCGCTTCTCAACCACAAGCCCAACGGACCTTTTTAGGTTTCCAGTAGGGCCCCTGGGCGTCAGCTGGCGGATTTCCTTGACCTCTTCCTTGCCAGCGGCACGCACGGCTGCGGCCAGGTACTTTTTCTGGATTGTCGGAGGAACCTGCGACATTCTCCGCAGAATGTCTTCGACGCCCTCGACGGTCATGCCAAGCTGTGCCATCAGTCTGTGACCTCGTTCACGAGCAGTTCGTGCTCTTCCCTGCGGCCCCGCTCCATGACCGACACGATTTCAAAAGTACGCCCCTCGCACGTCAGCCGCATTTTGGGCTTGAGCCCTGCCGTGTACCGCATGCGGACTCGGTGCATGACCGTGCCTTGCGTGGCCATGGCGTCGATCTGCTCAAGGCCCGACATCGGCAGCAGGGCGATCTTCCTGGTGGCGAACGTGCTGTAGGTCAGGATCGGCTCGCCGAGGTCATTGACGCTGTCGGCGGGCGTCTGCACTACGGCCGTTTTGTCGAGTACGCCGGCACGGAGCATGGCCTACCTCACGCGTACTGCTTCCACTTCAGCGGCTCGAGCAACGCCGGCACCGACAGGGGCACGTCACTGGCGTTCGTGCCGATGACCACCGGCTCGCGGTGCGTGTACCAGTGCCCGACGAGCAGCTTGATGGCGTGTTTCGCGTTCTGCGGGACGCTCGCCACGGTGCCGTACCCAGCCAAGTACGTGATTTGCACCGCCTTGTCGTCCAGGCGGGCCGACGGCCACGTCTCAAGGTACAGCGGGTACACCAGCCCCGGCGTGTGGTCCTTGTCCAGCCGGAAGTCCTGCGTGCCACTCTGGGCCCACGTCAGCGTCTGCGTGGTGCCTCCGGTGTCGACGTAGGAAATAGTGACGGTGGCGCTCGCCGCACTACTGTTTAGACGTACTGGCGGGCGCGGAAGCTCAATACGCAGCGAGTAGAAATCGTCGAACGCCACCGTGTACGCACAGTTCTGGAACGTCCGCTCGCAGTAGTCCTCGCACCACCTGGTCGCCGCGTCGATGAGCTCACCGATGTAGGTGTCGTCGCCCGTGAAGTCGACGATCCGCAGGTGCTCCTTTGCTTCGGAAACCGTGACCGGGCGGTCGGCGGAAACCGGGGCAGTGCTGACGATGAGGGAGCGATAGCTACGCATTTCGTTTTCGCCGCTTCTTGGCGACCGGAGCTTCGGCACGTTCCAGACTCGCAGGCTCCGGTTCCGCCGCGAACTCCAGCTGTGGCTCGGCATGCCGAACCGCGTAGCACTGCAGCTCGAGCGACCGAGCAAGGCCCCCGGTCACCTCGACCACCTGCCCAGCGCGGTACGCCTGGTACGGACGGACAAAGCGAACGCGGACGGTTTCAATGGTATTCATTTCCACACCTCATCCGGTGGCATTCCGTTCCTGTCCCAGAACTCTCCGGGGTGCTGAAGCACAGCTTTCATCTGCCGGTCTGGCCACTTCAGCCACACCTCGGCGTGTCCAAGCACGACACGCGGGCACACGCCGCACTTCACGCCGGCCTCCTTTGCGACCTTCCAGAAGTGGATGTCATCATCCGTCCTGCCGTCGCCCCACTTGCCGTCTTCGTCCGGCGTGCCGAGGAACCACGGGTGCGGCATCTTCTTCAAGGCAGCCGCCCGTATAAGCGTCAGCCCGAAGTGTGCGGTGTTGCACTCCACGATGTTGTGATAAACAAAGTGGTCCCGGCGAACTTCGCCGGCCCGCGAGCCGTCCGGCATGGTCATGGTGAAGAGCGGCTCTTCGGTCCGCCGCTTCATCTGGATGGCCGCCACGACGTCGAAATCACTGGCTACCGCGTAGGTCAGCAGGCGTGGCACCGCGTCGGCTTCCCACACGCTGTCGTAATCAAGCGTCAGGATCCACAGCGGCGGGGCCTTGGGATCTGTGTCCTGCTCCACCATGTCTGTGAGCACACGGGACAAACATTGACCCCAGAACGCGCCCTCAAGGCGGACAGGGGCTATGCCGTATGGCAGGAGCCCGCGGGCCCAGCAAAACATATGGTCTTGCCAGCCGAGCCGAGGCACGGACATGGCACACGCAACACGGACCGGACCGCCGCCCAAATCAAGCACAGCAGGCTTGACGCCTGCCACAGCTGATGCCGCGCCCACGGCAACCTCCTGTGGTGTCGAGTTGTCGAACTATCAGCCGACGCGAACCACCGCTTGGCCCACGCCCTTGTCGCTCGCGGACACCGGACCCTTTTCGGCCTGGTGCAGACGGGCCGCCACGACAACCGTGGCAGCGGTCGCACCAACCGCAGAGTTCGGCGTGCACTCGACGCGGACGTACCGGCCGACGTGCTTCAGCGAAGCGTCGAACCGGTAGACCAGGCCGTTGGTCGTGCCAGCGGTCGCCAGCGTGTAGTCCGTGCCCGAGACGAGGCCGGAGATCGTGGCGAAGGTCGTCTGGTCGTTGCTGCCAACGAGCCGCAGGACCGACGGTGCACCAGCCGCCGTGGGGCGGTAGAGCACGTCGACGCTGATTGCATCGAAGCCGACGACGTCGATGGTGCTCGAGGCGGTCTGAGCGGAAGTCGCCGTCAGCGAAGCCACGACCGACTTGGAAGCCTGAACGATGTCCATGGTTTTGGTTTCTCCGGTTTAGGTCAAGGCTTAGAGGATGAGGGCAACGACCGGGCCAGCCGTCGACGCGTCGCCGACGTCCGAGGTCACGATGTCGAACCGGACCGTGGCCTGGAAGTAGGTCTGGTCGAACTCGATGTACCGATCGGTCGAGGCACGGATTGCGACGTCACGCCGCAGGCCGTAGTGCGTCGACAGCGACAGGTCGCCGAAGAGCGCGACCACCTGATCGGTGCTCGCCGTGGTCCGCATGCTGTTGTTGAACAGCACCGGGTAGCCCATGAACCGCGGGATGTTCACGCCCTGCATGAGCTCCGCAGCCGAGCCGGGGCTGGACAGCGCCAGCGACTGCATCGCGAGGGAGTACATCTGCGGGGTCACGTACCACGAGGCACGGTTCCGGGCGTAGCTGGGGAGCTTCGACACCGCCGTCAGGAAGTCGTCGACGGTGAGGCTGGAAACAAGCGTCTGGGACGAGTTGTGCACGCCAGCGGTCAGCGACTCGTTCTCGAACTTCCACTGGACGCCACGGATGCCGCCGTGGGTGCTGGTGCCGTCGCCAGCGAAGCCAGCGTCGTCGATCTTCTTGCTAAGGGCCAAGGCGAACTCCTGGGCCACCATCGACGCAAGGTCGATCGCCGAGTCTTCAATGAGCGAGTTGGGAACACGCGTCCCGACCCGGACATCCTTCGCCGACAGCATCACGTTGTCGGTCGTCATGTCGCTGTTCGTCGTCTCGCTGTTCTCGGCGACGAAATACGCGGTATTGCCGCCGGTCCGCCGGGGAACGTAGAGCGTCGGAGCCGACATCGGAATGACGTTCGCCTGCTGGGGGATTGCTGAGTACTCATCAACGAGCCGGATGACGGTCGAAGCGAAGGTCTCTGGGATAAACACCCCGCCCTTGCTGTTGTCGTTGCTCGACAGGGCGCGGGCCTCGACGTTCTTCTCGTACCACGCGCGGTCTTCCGACCGGCCGAGCACGTAGCCGCGGATCCACCGGCCGCACGCCTCGGCGTCACTGGACGACTCAAAGCCACGGAGCTTGTGGTACTTCTTCGGCTCGCGAGCCACGGCGACCGGCTTGGCCTCCGCAACCTCGACCGGAGCGGCAGCAGCCGTCACCGCACCGCGAAGGGCGGCGATCTTGTTCGCAATCGCAGTCTCGCGGGCGAGGTCCGACTGGACCTTGTCGGCCTCGGCGACGAGCTCGGCCTGGCGGGCCTCGACGTCGGCGGTCCGCTCCTCAACCTTCGCGTTTTCTTCGAGAAGACCGGCGAGGGCGGTAGCACGTTCCTGCAGCTTGGAAATGTTGGTGGCCATCCGTGGCGCTCCGTAGTTGGTGAACGGTGACTTCGTGTCTCCGCTCACCCTACGGGCTGGATGGCTGGCTGCTACTGAACCTGTTTGTACGGTACAAGCGACCGCCGCCAGACGCGGTCAGCCGAAACGACCGTCTTGGCACGGTTGCCGCAGGCGCAGCACTCCAGATAGCGGACCTGGTGGTGCTCGCCAGCCTGGCAGCTGGAGCGTGTCCGCATGCGCCCATTGTTGCACTTGGGACAGGTCGACCCTGCGTCTAGCACGTTCGACTCCGAAGAATGGCGGCCTTGAGCCGCATGGACGCTGCCGCTGCCGGCAGCAAGCCACGCTGCACCACAGCCGGTTCAGGCTCATCGGCAGCCGGAACCTCCTGTGATGCTAGCCACTCCTCCAAGCTTCGACGGGCAACGCTCGTGGTCGAAGCCGGGTACGCTGGGTTCGTGACGACGGAAATATCGAAAAGGCCAGACGCCTCTCGGATGACTCTGGTGGGCTTCGTGTCGCCGGGCTCCCACGCTTCGCCCTTGGTTTCAACGGTGAACGCGAAGCTTGCACCGCTAACATCGCCGCGTTCGACGAGCTCGACGATGTCGGCCCGGCTGGCTGGCGGGTAGATACGATACGCCAGCCCCTTGTCGTCGGCGTTCACCTCGAGCGTGCCGGACGACATCCGGCCCAGCACGATGTTTCCGTCGTGGTTGAACAGGGCAATGGGGTCCGCCTTCTTGTAGGACCGGTTCAAGACCTTGTCAAACGCTCCACGCTCAAAGCGTTCACGGAAGCCGCCGAGGTCTACAGACAGCGAGCCCCACTTCACGGCGTAGCCCTGAATCACCGGCCGCCCGTCGGCACGCTTCTCCAGCACCATGCCCTCGGCGTCTTCCTCAATCGCAACCATCCGGCGTTCAACGTCCATGGTCGTGCTCCTGTCATACTCGCGGTCCAGTTCGGCAACCTTGCGTGCGGCGAATGACTGCCCGGCGTCACCGCCCCAAAGCAGCCACGCCACAAAGCCCGGCGTCTCCTCGCCAGGATCGTCCCAGCCAGGCCGCCTGTCTGCCTCGTGACGGGCAAACCAGGCATTCATCTCCCGCACCCAGTCCTCGTTCATTTCCTCGCGACGGGCGAGCCTGCCAGCTCTGGCGACGGTTTCAGGCTTTAACCCGTCGCCGCTCTTGCCCTCTTCGTGCAGACGCAGGCCACGTTCAGCAGCAGACGCCATGCCGGCGGTAGGTTTCAGGTCAACCGCCATCGGGTGTATCCTCGGCGTCCGGCGGCTCTTGGGATGGCGGCGTCTCGGCGACCGGCTGCGGCTGCGGCTGCACCTCCGACGGCGGCAGCGGGCCGAGGTTCTCTTTCTGCCGTACCTCGTCGACCGTCATCCAGCGGTTCCGTAGGGCAATCTCGTACGCCTGGTATCGGGTCGTGATGTCCGACCGGAGGAGCCCTTCCACGAGGAACTCGGCGTAGTACTCGGGCCCGACCGCCGGCAGAACGTCCCGCTCAATCGCCCCTTCAATTCGCCGAAGCCACGGGGCGATCGTGAACTTTTCAAAGCTGACCATCTCGCTGGCCAGGTTGCCCCACGTCGCCCGGCCCAGTTCCTGCACCATGTGCGGCGGCATACGCCAGATGCGGCACACGGCAAGCAGGGCCTGCATCCAGAGCTCGGCCAGCTGGCTTTCTTGGTTCGTGGCTGAAATCGTGTCAGCCTTCAGCCCATTCGACAGGATCGCCGTGCGTCCAGCCTTGGACGGCCCGCGGTGCACGCTCTCCCACTGCTCCCGCAGCTGCTCGCGGACCTCGCGGGGCAGTGCCTGGTCGGTGTGCAGCAGCACGCCGGGCTGGGCGTTGTTGCGGTAGAACGTGCTGGCGTACTGCTCGAGCGACCGGGCAAGCCCGATGGCGTCCTTGCCGATCTCGACCGGGACCGCCCCGTTGACGCCGTCAAACGACAGCCAGCGTACGTGCATGACCTGGTCGTCGCGGTAGACAACCTGCCGCCCGTTCTTCGGGTCGCGGTAGAGGTAGGTCAGGCTCTTGTCGTCCGCCTGCTCGACCTTCATGCCAGCCGGGTGCAGCGGGTGCAGTTCGCTGACGGAGCCGAACTCGCCTGGAACCTTCAGGTTGTAGGCCGAGCCATAGAACCCGAGGTGCAGGCACATCTGCTCGACCCATTCGTACCGGGTCTGCCAGCGGTTCGGGCGTCGAGCCAAGACGTTGTAGAGCGGCAGATTCCGTGCACGTTCGTTCTCTGTGTCGGATGTCCGCCGGTAGATGTGTAGCGGCATGCTGGCGACGGTCTCGGCGACCACGCGGGCGCACGCCATGTACGCCGAGGTCTTCATCGCCAGTTCCGGCGTCACCCGCTCGCCGCGGTCGCTCGCGAACTCCGCGAGCTCGTCCCACCGGGAAAACCGTTCCTCAAGCCAGTTGATCTTCGGCTGCGTCGCGGTCGCTTCCATGCGTCTACCAGAAGGATATTTCGGGCAGGTCGGCGGGCTTCATGCTCTCGCCCATATGCACGCCCAGGGCCATCACAAGGGACACAATGCCGTCGATGCGTTCTGTGCTCTTGGCTTTGCTGGGCTTGATGTTGCCTGCGGGGTCCATCTGGACAGCGACATTGCCCGCCTGCCAGTTTAGGACCGGATGTCCAGCGTGCCGCAGTTTTCCGTCTATTGTGAGCGACTCAAGGCGGCGAGAAGGCGCTGTCATTGAGGCAAAACCCTGGCCGAACATCGTGACCGGCAGCCCCTCGTCCGCAAGCTCGGTGGCAAGCTGGGTTGCATTCCACCGGTCGATCGCCAACTTTCGGCAGCGGTGCTTCTGGCAGAACTCCAAGATGTCCGCTTTCACCTGCTTGTAGTCGGTGCTCCGCCCCTCGGTGAACTTCAGGAACCCGTCGCGGTGCCACTGCGAATACGGCACGCGGTCGTTCCGCTCACGCTCGGCGGCGTTGTGCTCTGGGATCCAGAACATCGGCACCACGTCGAACCGGTCGCCGTCAGGAAACACCGCCACGAAGGCGGTCGTGTCGTAGTTGCTCGCGAGGTCAAGCCCCGCCCAGAAGTCCCGCCCCTCGAGCGGCTCTTCAGGGCCACCACTGCACGCTGCCCACAGGTCGGGACGCAGCCAGCGGACGTCGGAGCTCGTTGGGATGTTGAGCCGGTAACGCAGGAAGCTATTGAGCTTAGTAGCGGAGTTCTCAGCCTCGCGGCAGTCGGCGGCGAACGACTCATCGCTGATCGTCTCGCCAAGGCTGGGGTTCGCCTTGTGCCAAATCTTGGAGGACTTCCAATCGTCCTCCCGGTCAGCCGCGTAAATGCAGCCGAAGAAGGACGGGTCGAACGCCGGATCTGCAATGCACTTCTCCGCGTACTGGTGCTGTTCGTACCAGAGGTGCGTGCGGTTGGATTCACCGGCCGTCGTGATGGACAGAACCAGCGGCTGCCGCCGAGCCGCGCCGCCGTACCGCAGGGCATCCCACAGCCGGCGGTCGCCTCGCTGGGCGTGTAGCTCGTCGAAGAGCAGGCACGAGATGTTCAGGCCCTCGGCCCGGAACGCATCAGCCGAGAGCACCCGATAGAACGAGTTGCTCGCTTTGTGGATGATCGTCTTCCGCGAGTCGAGCACCTCGAGCACCTTGGACAGTGCCGGCGACGAGCGGACCATAGACGCCGCCTCGCGGTAGATGATGCCCGCCTGCTCGCGGTCGCTCGCCGCCCCGTAGATTTCCGCGCCGGCTTCGCCGTCTGCCAGCAGGGCGTAGAGGCTGATGCCGGCCAGCAGGGTCGACTTCCCGTTCTTCTTGGGTATCTCAATGTACGCCTGGCGGTACTGCCGTGTCCCGTCCGGCTTCAGCCTGCCGAAGATCTCGCCCAGCACGTACTTCTGCCACGGCAGCAGCAGAAACGGCTGCCCTGCCGCCTGCCCCTTGGAATGCTTGAGCACCTTCTCAAAGAAACCGTACACCCGCTCGGCCTTGGCCTGGTCGACGCCTGGCTTGCGTTTAGCCGTGGGCTGAGAAGAACTCTTCGAGCTCGTCTTTTTTGACTTCGACTTGCGTGGCAAGCTTCGTCCTCGAGGAAGGGTTGAGGCCGAAGTCTGCCTCTAGCGCGTGCAGCTGGGCTGCAAGCTTGTGGGCGATTGCGACCTCGGGGCGTTGTGCTATGTACTTCACCTCGCCCTTGTCATTCAGGATCGGATACGTGTCTCCGTCCTTCCTGAGTTTGGCACGTGTGGCAAGCCACCATTCGTAGGTGTCGCAGTATCTGGCCAAGGCCTCGACGTCCGCCTTGGTCATGACCCGCACTGCTTGCAGTAGCGGGAGCATTACGCCCCAGCGCTTGCGAGCCACATCCCCGAGGTATTCCGGCATAGCTATGCCATCATCCGGCGGTGCAGGCTCCCGCAAATTCAGCCGGCGTTTGCCAGGATTGCCCCGCAAAATCTTCAGCTGAGTCGGCACCGGCGGCCTTCCTGTCCTCGCCATGACCTACCCCCTATGCGACTTTTGCGGGCATTTTTACGCGGTGCCACGGACG